TTGCCTTGACCAGAAGTCGCTGGCGTTGAGCCAAGAGTTCCTGCAGGGATCAAACCAAAACCTTGTGTGTTTCTATTTGCCATAGTTGTTTCTCCTTATGTACCTGTCCCAAAGGGTCAGATACGGTTTAATTTAAATCAGTGATTTAGAAATAGTTAAAAAATTATTTCTTAGTACCACCGAAGGTTACACGAGATTGCCTATCAACATTGATCGGCATTCTGCTATCCTGCTCCTTCATTAAATCGTTTCTTACAGCTTCGTCTCTTTGTTTATGACGGTCAGTCATATACGCTTGTCTTTGCTTCGCGATTTCTTCAGGTACCTTCGCAAGTAGAAGGCCTCCAACTCCAACAACTCCCTTGTATTTCCCGTCTTCAACGGTCGGATAGTCAGATGCATTTTCGACTTCTTCAGATCTTACTAGTTCATATCCTTCTCTTAAACGTCCAGATATGTTTTTCGTATCTTGAAAGCCAACGCTTTCTGCTCTTATCCATCTATACCTGAAACCATCAGGTGCAGGGGGTGCGTCTAGAGCTGACGGATGGACCCAAACTTTTGGCCTTTCAGTCTTTGACCTAGTTTGACTCGCACGAGAAGTAGTTTTATTTTCTTTTTCCATACGCTTATGCCTCCTTCGTGAGTTTTAATTGTTTTGCGTAGTCTTCGAGTGGCACTCCTAATTTTTTAGCTATTGCTACTTGAGAAGAAGTGAGTCTCACAGTTTTGCGTCCAGGTTTTACGCTTCTTGAAGCAGATGCAACCGTTTGCACGGGAGCGGACGTTTTCTCTTCTGTAGTATTACCAAATCTAGCAGGAAAGTCAACTTTCATTCTTCGGTCTATCTCTTGATAATATTCCTCTGAAGTTGTATCATAACCTTCATTCTCCAAATCTTGGTGGTGCGCTATGGCTGTATTAGTCATGGCTCTATTACTTCCGAACCATGTGTTTTTAGCAGCCCAAGCTTCCGCTTTTGGATCTGGCATTGGTGTACTTTCAGGTTGAGGCTGTGCAATGTTTCCACTGTCAGCAGATTGTACAGTTGGTTCTGCACTAACCTGTTCTTTACTTTGTTTTGCTTGTTTAATCCTAGCATTCTCAAAAGAGAGTTCTGCTATTCTTTTGTTTGCTGCAATTTGAGCTTTTGCGTCTTGTGTTTCAATAGCGGTTGCGAGTTCTCGCTCTGCAGCCTCTAATCCAGCACTAACATTTTTCTCAAATTTATCTAAATAATCTAAGTCTGTTTTTTGAAAACGAGAATAATCTTGTTTTCTTTTTTCTTCAACTGACCTAGCATATTCTATAGCAGCTTGTTCTCTCCGTTCTGCTTCTCTCATCTTACGAGTAAGTTTAGCAATTCGCGATTGAACACCTTTACTATATTCTTCTAATTTTCCGTCGTCCTTTTTTACTTCTTCTTGTTTCGTTGTTTCTTGATTTTGAACATCCAACTGCTCATCAGATTTCTCAGATGAATCATTGGACTCAGTATTGTTTTCAACTGTTTCATTTTCTACCTCGATTTCGTTTTCTTTTTTATCCTCTTGCAGATCAATTTCTGCGCCTGGACCCGATGTATCAATATCAACAGTTTTGTTTTCTTCTGGCATAGCTACTCCTTCCTATGTTTAGAACTCATGCAAGATGTCCTCTGGACTATCAATTGTTGCTAACACTTCGTCGTCGTTTAGCAGACGTATTTCCCCACCATCGATCTTGATCCGTGAACCAGCGTAACGTGCAAACATTACCCATTCATTGACCTTGCACCATGGACCATCAGGATATCTCTCCTTATCCTTATAACAATCTGGACCCATAGCTAAAACCAAACCACATTGTGATGCAACTTGTTGCTTCTCTAATGTAGTTTCGGCTAATACTAATCCACCTTTAGTTTTCTCTTTCATTTTAAAAGGTAAAACTAAAAGTCTCCAACCCGTAGGTTGTGGAATTTTTGCTTTTACTTCTTCTTCTTTTTTCTCTGATTTTTTTACACCAATAAGATCATTGTTTGGTGTTAATATCGATGACTGTTCCTTCATTATGCTCCTTATCGTTTAGCAGGTTAGAGATTTCCTGATGCACTGATTCCAATGCATTGATTTGTCCTATTATATACTTGTAATTTTCCATATTGTCAACACCACCTGAAGTGACTGATATAGACAATTGTTCTACTCTTGAGTTTAAAAATCTAATAAGTTTATTAATTACTGTTTCTAATTGCATTATTTCTTTGCTACCTTTCCTGTGTTTTCACCTTTTTTTATTATATAGTCTTGAGTACCATTCGCACCCGTTTCTACTTCTTTCTTCAAATACTTAAACAAGTTCATTTCTTTTAACTTCTTTTCAGCATGTTTCTTAAAAGACTCTAATACTTTCGTATCTCTCATTAACAATTCCACTTTCTTAATGATTTGTTAATTCTTGAATTTGGATCTCTTGCTGTTTTAGCTGAAGTCAATCTTTTCTTCATCCCAGTCATCCTCGCGCAAAAACTCTTTCGCCTCTTGGCAGCTTTAGATCCTTTTTTTAATTTTGATGGTTTAGTAGTGACTGCTGTTTTTAATTTTGATCCAGGGTTCGCGGCTCTATAAGATGCAACGCCTTTTTTATTTAATCCACCAGATTCAGACTTACCTTCTTTTCTGGTCCACGCTGGACTTCCACCTTTTTTAAAATCTTGTCTCACTAAACAATTCCTCCAAATGCCATTTTCTTTCTTTTAGTAAATGTTGCAACGTTAGTTGGTTTACCGCCTGGATTACCCGCTGCTCTTTTTCGTCTGACAGCACTCGCCTTTTCTGAGCTTGTCATTCGTGTGGCTTTTGCAAGTGGGACGCATTTTGGATATTTCCTCTTCGAGCCTTTGCTTCTCCCGCACGGTTGGTACTTGCCGTCCTTCTTCGGAGCTCCGATGTCTACCCATTTCTCTGAAACCCATTTTCTTAGTCCCATTATGAATTCTTTCCGTAAGCTCTCCCTTTTCCTTTTGAAGCTAGCTTACACATACCACCTGATTTTAACATAACTCTATCAGGCATCATTCTTCCACCACCCATCATCTTTTTTCTTTTCTTTCCACCAGGTGTTATCTTACCTGAACATACTCCTGATGCATACATATTCGCATATGCAGATGGATATACTTTAAACTTTCTTTTAGCTGCGGCTTTTCCTTTGGCACAAAGTTTAGCCATATTAAAAACCTTTCTTTGCTAACTTAGGTTTACCATGTATTAAACCACCTTTAGCTTTATATCTTGGTTTAGGTTTTCTTTTAAGATTAGAGTAATCTATTTTGTATCCATCATCAGGTGTTCCTGGAGTTTGTTTAGCCTCTTTAGCTCTTTTCTGAAATTTTTTTGTTTCCTTACTAAACTTTTCTTCTCGTTTTTTAAGTTGATCTTTTTCAAGACTCATTATGCACCTACAAATTTTTTAATCTTTTTAGAAGTTTTGCCAGATAGTTCAGGCATTATTTTATTTGGTTTTTCACCTTTTAAAAGTGTTGAGTATTTTTTACCTTTGTGTGTAAAAGTTTTTTTACCAGATTTTCTAGCAAGTTTAAAAGCTGCACCTTTTTCAGAAAGTTGTTTACTAGTATCTCCAACACGAGCTCTTTCTCTGTCAGACATTCTTTTCTTAGCTGCTTTAACTTCTGCTGCTGTCTTTGTAGAATATTCTAATTTACCTTTAGTCTTGTCATCTCTAGTTGATGTAAAAGTTTTTTTACCTTTTTTCTTTGCATCTGAAAATTGTTCACTAAAAGTTGGTGCAAGTTTTTTTCTAATCTTTCCAAAGAAAGATCTGACTTTACCAGGTTTCTTTACGCCGCCACCTCTTTTATATCCTTTAGGTGTAACTTGATTATTATATAAATTATTTGCCATGGACTTTTCCTCTTTTTTTCATGTAACCCATTTTGTTTCTGACTTTAGTTGGTAGTTTTTTTAAACCTTTGTTATCAGCAGGGACAGCTTTTAATGAACCACCACCCATTTTTTTAACTCTTCTTTTAGAAGATTTTACAGTCATAGATTTTGCTTTTTCTTGAGCCTCTGGTATTAGTCCTTTTGCTCTTCCACCATCCATTTTTTTAACTCTATTTTGATCTTGAATATTAGATTTCATTTTATTAATTGTTTTTTTAGATCCAAAAGCTTCTACTAAAGCACGTCCAAGTTTAATATCTCCTCTTACTTTTCCACCTTTTTTTAATTCAATTGGTTTACCATCATACTTACCATAACTTTTAAAAATATCTGCTGCAGAAGAACCAGATTTTTTACCTGGCTTAGAATTTTTCATTCTATCAGAGGCTCTTTTATCTTTTCCTCTTTTTGCTGCTGCTTTTGCAGCTTCCATAATTTTTCCACCAGCTTTATAGCCTTTAGGTGTTACCTGCATATTGAATCTGTTATTTGCCATTTTTATTTCCTCCGTTTCTAAAAATTTGTGTACCCTTTATACCATAAATCGACGCTACGACAAGGATCCAAAGATTTGTGAACCATGACGGGAGCTGAGAGAACATGTCGAAGAACAATTTTACTTTGTCCATCGCTGTCGGGTCATCCGATATCACCGCCCACGCGAGCACCAACACGGGCAAACTTAATATTACAAGGACCGCCTCGTCCTTCCAGTCCGATTGCCTTGCTTCTAATAATTTGCCTTGGTAAGCTTCCTGGCCTTGGGCCATTTTTGTAGCGTGCATGAGTTGTGCTTCACTCATTGCCATTTTCGTCTTCTGCTTGTTAGCATAAATCTTACTTCCAGCAGAAACGGCTAATTTAATTGCCGATAACCACATAATTTAGTACCAAGTAGCAGTTTTCTTTTTATTAGATAGCATTCTTTTAGTACCTCTAACTTTTTCCTTGTCTCCTGTAGGAATATAGTTGTAAGTACCGTCAGCTGTAGTCTTAGATCTAGGATCTATCTCTACATTTTGACTTGGAACTGCCATCTGTTTTGCTTTTTTATAGTTCATCATAATGTTTTACCTTTTGTTAAACTAATATACCATTAATTTTCGTCAATAACAGACATTTGTTGCACACCAGACTTAGCAAGTGAGACTCCAGCTCTTAATTTAGCTAAATCTTCGTTTTGTTCAAGCTTATCTTCAAAATTATCTTTAGATTGTAGCAATCTTGCTCTTGCAAGTTCTTGTTGAGCCTCATCATTTTGTTTTTTACGTTCATTTTCCATGGCTCGTAGATCAACTTCTCTAGATTTTAGTTTTAAAAGTGGATCTGAATCAAATTGTGATGTGATTTTGTTCTCTTCCTTCATAAAATCTTCTGTCATTTCAGCAATCAACACCGCTTTTCTAGCTTCAATCGTCTGCATTATCTGTTGTAGCAATTGTGCTGACTGTGGATTGGTTGGTGCTTGCTGTTGTAACACTTGCATCTGCATCATTTGCTCTCTGAATTCAATTTGTACTTGTTCTTGGGCCATGATTGATATGTGTTCAAGAATGTTTTTTTGAATTGAAGCCATAACCACAGGATTATTTCTAACCATGTTAGTTGACATAAAGTTTAAATGCGCTGTAATGTGTGCTCTATGATCTTGACCAGGGAAAGCTTGGAAAGGTTTCGCGTTTAATGCATTAATATGCTCGACACTTGGATCAATAGGTTGAACTGGAGCAGGTGGAGGTAATATTTGATTAACATCTTTTACTCCAATTGCTTCATACATTTTTCTGTATGCATTATATAAATTATGAATCTGTGGATTCGATTGCGCCAATTGTAATTCTGTTTGTGCCATTGTAATTCTTTGTGACTGAGAAAATATATTTGGATCTGCAACAGGAATAATATCTATTCTATCGTCAAAATCTAATTGTTTAATAGTTCTAGCTCCTCCAACCACGTCGTATGGATATTCAGGTGGTAAGTATTGAGAAATAACTTTTCCAAGTAATCTAAATTCTTTTTTCATTGCCGCGTACAATCGTTTATGGATTGCACTCATGACTCTTGAACCACGTTCTAAAAGAGCAATAGTTGTTCCAACGGCTGCGCCTTGATTTCCATCTCCGACTTGCATATCAGCAATGGCTGCAAATCTTTGACCCGCACCAACAACAATTCCCATTAATGACAATAATGTCTGAGAAGGTTCCTTGTAAGGTAATGGAAAGAATGCATCTCTTAATGATCCACCTGGTGCATCTACATCTTTGAATTCACCTGGTTGAATTGGTGACGCTTCATCTCTTACTCTAACACCACGTTGCTTGAATCCAGCAGGTAAATTAGATAAAGTTCCTGCATCTAATAATTGTCTTAAAGCTGCAGTTGCAGTTCTACTTAATCCACCAATCATGTGGATTAAACCAAAACCATAAAAACCTAGACCTGGTAAAAATTTGAAATGAACAAAATAAGAAATTTTCTTTTTCTTAATATCATCAGGTGCATAGTTTCTTTTAATCGATAAAATTTTTCTTGATGCTTCTTCAACCGTTACAATATATGGAAGTTTAATTCCTGTTGGCTCACCATCTGCACCAATATCTTCAAACCCTTCTAAGTCTAAATTAACATGACACTCTAAAACATTGTAAACATCTTCTTGCTTACCTGTTTTTTTAGTTCCAGAAATTTCTCTTTCCTTCTTTGTTAATTCATCATTGTTGTCGACACCTGGAGGACCAAGTTCTACATCAGAATAGAAACCACTGACTTGTGATTTTCTTAAATCGTTTTCAGAAATTTTTAAAGAGTGGATGATTGATTCCGCTTCGTCTAATGAGGTAGCCGTGTACGGAACAATCAAATCCTCAGCAGGAATAAATTTACTCACTGCTCTCCCTAATAACTGGTCATAGTATATTTTTTTAAACGTCGAACCAGCTAGTGGTAAATGAAATAACATTTGATCGAACTCAGGTTCATATTCTTCCATTTGATCCATTAAAAGATAATTCATATAATCTTTAACCCGTTGAGACTGTTGTTGAACAGGTGGAGAATCCACTCCGATAATATCTGTTCTTACAGGTCCTTCTGCAGGTAATAATTCTTTGTAAGCTTGTGCTTGAAATTGTGTGACTGCTTCAGCAAGTACAGGATGAGTTGCACCACTTGCTCCTTGGAAAGGTTCAGTTCTATTTTCATATTTAAATCCTAAAAGATCTAAACCTTGAATATAAGTTTGCTCCCAATCTTTTCTGGAATTTTTATATTCCATGTAGTTGTCAACCATTTCGTTTCCGATTGGTTCTAAAATATCTTCAGGTAAAATGTCAGCTAAGTTATCAAAATGATTCTCGGTTCCTGGAACATTGATCGCTCCTGGTTCAAAGTCTAATGTAACTCCACCATCCTCTTCAGGTATAACTTCTACGGGACCTTGTTCTACTACTTCCTCTTCTACAACTTCTTCCTCAGCTGGTATTTCTACTTCTGTTCGAATTTCGTTAGGAAGGGACTTATCTATATCTGCCATTAGTATCCTTTTACTGCTAATTTAGGTTTCTTAACTAATCCACCTTTAAATAATTTTTTTCTAGTAGGTGCAAATAAACTTGAACCTGATCTAATTGATTTCAATGCTCCAGATCCCCCACCACCTTTTAAAATTTTAATACTGGGTTTTTTAGGTGCATCAAAAGATTGTCTAGATGAAAAATTTTCAAATGTCTTAGAATTTTTTATAATTGGTTTTGCTTTTTTCTTTGCTTCATCAAAATTGTCTGCGGATACGGTGACAGTTCCTCTTTGAGTATCTCTAGAAAGTTTGGTGTTTTTTTCACCAACATCTCCTCTATCATAAGTTTGAGGTGCTATCAACTTATAGTCTATTTTGAATTCAGCCATTTAAAATTTCTCCAATGTTAGCTTCTAACTTGTTTTAAAGGAACTTTCAACCCCTGTGGGTTAGGTCCTGATTTTGGTGGTGGGCCAGATTTCACACCTCCTGAACCAAGTGGTTTATCAATCATACCACCGCCTTTTTTACCTTGTCTCATTTCTCTCATCTGTCTTAATGCTTCGCTTACCGCAGACTCTAAAGACATGTCTACTCTTAAATCTTTTACAATCTCATTAAATTTTTGTTGGGTTGCTTTATCAGCATTGGCCATGTACTTCTTACCGTAGTCCATTAATAACCTTTCTTAGCTAGTTTAGGTTTTCTGATTAGACCACCTTTGAAGTTTGGTTTTCTTCCTTTTAATTTTTTAGCTGTTGATTCAGCAACAGCATCTCTAAACTCTTTTCTTCTTTTAACAACTTCATCAAAACCTTTTTTAACCATTTTTAAAGCTGCTGCAGGTGCTTTCTTTTTCTTTAAAAAATTAACCACACCTGATGTATACTCTTTAGCAGAATCTAATCTTTGTTGTGCTGTATTTATATTTTTAAAACTACCACCTTTTTTATTAAGTTTTCTACTAGTTTTATTTCTATCTTCGACAAATTTTCTAAATTTTTTTAGCACTGGTTTTGCTATCATTAACGGAACTTTAACCATCAGTAATAAATCCTTTTCTTCTGTTCTACGACTTCATCCACATAATCTTCTGGATGTTCGATTAATCCACCTTGTCTAAATCTCATGATCGCTTGAGTGGTGGAGTCGACCAAGTCATCATGATCCCCGAACGGAAAGGCTGCACATTCTTCAATGACCTCTTCCGCAAACTTTTGTTGAGGAGCCCATATCATACCAGATTCGAACAAAGGTGCAACAGCATTTACACGGGCGTGCTTGTCATTTCCACGACTTGGTGTAAAATTCATTACTGGAATATCCATTTTCCGTAGTTCATAAGTCAAAGGCAATCCAGAAGCTTTCGCCTCAATGATCACTGTTTCAGGATTCCAATATCTATATTGCTCTAATGCAAGTCTTCGAAGTTCTGGAAACTCATACCGTCCTTTGATTGCATCTAGTAAAATTAAATTAGCACCTGAATCTTCACTTGGATACCAAACACCCCAAGTAGTAATAGCAGAATAGTCCGCTGTTTCTTTTTTAAGGAACGCGGTATCGTAAGACTGTATGACATGATAAATTTGTGGAATATCATCTCCTTCATACGTTTTCCACCATTCTCGTTTTAATATTGCACCTTCTTCCGATGTTGGTTGTTGCATCCACTGTGCATTCCATTTAGCAACAGGAAGTGCAGCTTTAACTTTCTCCAGTTCATCCAGTTTCCAATACTGAGGCCAGACAGGTTTTGGATCTGATTCATGGTCCAAGATTGCTGGAAACTCGACCACGTGCCACTTGTCAGATTTTGCATCCTTTTGATTACTGACCAAGGCTCCTGTTAAATCTTTCGTAGACCATCTAGTCATTACGACAATAATTTTTCCACCAGGTTGTAAACGTTGTCTTGGACCAGATGTATACCATTCATATGCTCGCTCCAATGATACCTTGGACATTGCATCTTGCTCTGAGTGTGGATCATCAATGATCAATAAATCTGCACCACGGCCCGTGATCGCACCACCAACACCAGCTGCAAAATATTCACCACCAGCTGAGGTTTCCCATCTCCCTGCTGCCTGACTATCTTCACTGAGTGTGGTATCAAAAACTTTTCTATAATCTTCTGAGTCAATCAAGTTTTTTGCTTTACGACCAAATCGTATTGCTAGTTCTGCCGTGTGGGTTGCTTGAATGATCTTGAGCTTTGGATCACGGCCCACCATCCATGCTGGCAGAAGATACGATGCAAATTCTGATTTCGTATGTCTGGGTGGCATGTTGATAATTAATCTATTTATTTCACCCGTGGCTAGTTCATTAAATTTTTTTGCAATGTGCCTGTGGTGGGACCCCTCTACAAAATCTGGCCAAACGCATTTGACAAAAGAAAGGAAGTCATCTTTAGCCTTATTCCGTATCTTTTTTTCAGCGTGTAATACTTGAAGTTGTTTAAACGTTCTTCGTATGTCGGCAGGAAGTTTACTAATATCTATATCATTCGGTTTCATAAAAAATTTTTATAAAATTTTTTGCATCACTATTGATGTTCAATAAGTTTTTTACAGCGTATGACAATATAAATCAAGCATATATATACATACATTAGGATCCCTATCTAGTAAAAAGGGGGTATAAGGTACTTCGTACTTTGATTTTTTGGTGTCGCGTTGGTACCTCTATTATTAAATAAAGATACACGCGCCACGGATCACGGCTCACACAAAATAAAAAAGGCCCCATGTTTCATGGGGCCTTAGTCAATGATTGATTGTAATTAAATTAATTAATCTATTTTATGAAAACAAATAAGATCTTCAATATCTGTATTTGTTTTTTCAGTCTTGATAAACTCAATCTTTTTAATGCCGATCCCGTTTTTATACGGGATCACTTTATAAGGGGTCGGACTTTCAAGCCCCGTTTTAATTGCTTGCTCAATGTATTGTTTCCAATTCATTATACAATATCCCATTCTGACCAATCAAAATGTTTTAATTCTGATTGATCTGATTTTTCAATAATATATGCTTTTAATCTAGCCTTAAATTTCAATGCTCTTTTTCTAGCAACATCATCAGCTATTATTGGTTCGTTTGGTAAAGAAGTCATAAAGACATCTAATAAATCAATATAATTAAAAGACGGCCAATTCATTCTATGTTCGTATTGATCATTATATGATTTATCAACCTCAACTTTAAGATTTAAAATAGGCTCTTCAACTATTTTTGGTTTTTTTATTTTTACTTGTTCTTTATTCATGTTTCATTGTCCTTTGTTCGTTATTAATTTATTTTCAATAATTTGAAAATATACCTTGATTATTATTTTATTTTAAAATAAATATCAAGGATAATAATGGATAAAATAACAAATAAAAAAGGACAATAAATATATGACTAAATATAATGGATGGACTAACTACGAAACATGGAATTTCAAACTGTGGTTAGACAATGATCAAGATCTTCATAATTATATTATCGGTGAAATTAAAAAAATTAAAAAGGCACCCGATAATGGTCAAGATGTGACTTATGAAATATCTAATTTTTTAAGATCTTATATCTCTGATAATGTGCCAAATTTAAATGTATCAACTAGAAGCCAATCGGTTCATGGTTTAATGTCCGATAAAAACGGCTTTTATAGTGATATTTTATACGCGGGTTTGCGTGAGATTAATACGCGTGAAATCGCTGAAAGTTATCTCGAAGATCTCAAAGAAGATGAACCCGAAAAAATGGACGGTTTCGACAAAATCGATCATTTAGAAAAAAGGTTATTAGCCGATCAAGGTTAATTAATTTTGAGCCGTGCGCATTGGTTCACGGCTCATTATTCATGGTCTAATAGTTAGTAAATAACTAGTAGCGTATAAAAAAGCTAACAGATACGCCTAACTATTAGACCTTGAATAATAAGAGATTTTATTTTTATTTTATTGTTCAAGGCACAAGCTAGAAATTTCACTCAATAACGCTCAAGCGAAAAAAAATCATAAAACAACGCGCAAGCGCCCTGGTTCATGGTACACGGATCACGGTTTTAAAAAAGTTTTACAAGGTCTTCGGCTCTCGGCCCTTTGCATGATAATCACTTAACTACAACGGGGCCAAATCAAGACAAAATTTAAAGAAAATATATATTAATCAATACTTATTTAATATTTGTAAGGGGTCAAAATTCAAGGTTATTTAACAGTCTAAGCAATAGTTCTCATGGTGTGTATAATCGGGCCTTAAAGGTGTTAAACACTTATAACAATTGCCTCGCATATCTTTATATTGTCCTTTTATTTCATGTGTAAATTTAAAAAATTCTCTTAAATCTTTAATCTTCCATTTTCTTATATACTCAATAGACTTATACAAATCGGGGTCGCGATCTATAATTGCTATAAAATCTTTTTTAGTTAATAGTCTATTTTTTTCTAAGTCTTTTGTATTCATCATATAATCTTGACAATTCATAACTGTCGCATTTGTTTATATATTCAGCTAGTTCAACTCGCATTTGTTTTCGCTCTTCATGTACTCGGGCCTTATTTTTGGCCCTAACATGATCTAACGCCTCAAAATCAACGGCCATTTATTCAACCTCTAATTGTTTTTTATGTTTATCTAGCCATAGTTTAATTTTAACTCGGCTAGCGTCATCTAAATTTAATTTTTTAATCTCAGTTATTAATTGTCGTATCAATGCTAATTTACCAAAGCTAGAAGACAACGCGCTAGTATGGGCGTGAGATTGGCCCGTTATATACAATAATTGTTCTAAGTTTTTATCTGTCATATTATCCTTTATTGTTAATTTATTTCTTTATATAGGGGATAATAATTTATTATCCCCTATTTTGTCAAGTGTTAATTACTTATTTGTTTTAAAGTATTGGGATTTAAAGCAATAGACAACATACTTGAACCGTCTTCTAATGCTTTGTTCAAATCAACCTCTTCGGCAACTAGATTTGGATAAGACAAAGTCATTAATAGATTATTGACTTTATTATCAATCTTATCTAGTTCCTGGCCTTCTTTAGTCGATTTTCTAAATTGCTTTGTCAACTCTTCACGGCAAATATTCTCTAATTTGCTTTTATAATCATTGTAGTCTGTATCATAACCGCCCCAATATATATTGTGACCGTTTATTTTCGCTTGACGCTCGCAAATAGTTTCAACTTTTTTAGCGTGTAATTTTACAGCGTCTTTTAAAGTTCTTTTTTTCTCTTCTAATTGACGCTCGAAAGTATCTAATTGATCGCTAGCTTTTTTTAAGTCTTCAAGTTCTTTTTTAACTTTAAACTCTTTTAAAAATTGCTGAAATTTTTTATCAAATACTTCATCAACTTTATTGTCTAGCGCTCTATTCAATTCCGCTTTTTTCTCTTCTGTCTGTTGCTTAACTATTTTTTCAAATCGTTTTATTTTACCGTCCGAAAAAATGACCGCTTTTTTTGTATTACTCATTTTATATTATCCTTTATGTTATTGTTTATTTAATATCCCTTATTATCCTATTGACAAATAGAAGTCAAGGCCCTATATATAAAAATGTTATTGTCCTAACACCCGCTATTTATGGGATAGCGGGACAATAACAGAATAAAGAAATAACTAAAAAAGGACAAATAATTATGAAATATACATATAAACCACAAAAAAAGCTTTTGGGGTCTTCAACTTATAAAATGCAAAAATCAAAAGGATATAAATATTTAAGTGAAATTTTACACTTAGCCCCGTCTAAAATAGGCGGTGTTAATATATGCGTTAACGCTAGCCCCGTATGTATTGACTTATGTTTAAACACTAGCGGGCGGGGTCAAATGACAAGCGTTCAAAAATCAAGATTAAATAAAAAATTCTATTTCTTAGCTGACAGAATGAAATTTTTAAATCATTTAGACCGTGAAATTAAACTAGGTTATGAGCGGGCAAAAAGAAAAAAATTAAAATATACTGTTAGATTAAATGGTACTAGTGATCTTCCATTTGAGCGTTATAGATTAGAAAACGGCAAAAATTTAATGGATAATAATCCACAAGTTCAATTTGTCGATTATACAAAAGTGACAAATAGATTAAACAAAAAGAATAAAATACCTAAAAATTATGATCTAACTTATTCACAAGCCGAAAATAATTTAGATGATGTAAAGAAAATATTAAAAACTAAATACAACATAGCAACAGTATTTAGAAAAAAACTACCTAAAAAATGGTTGGGCCGTAAAGTCATAAACGGTGATAAACATGATTTAAGACACTTAGACCCGAAAAAAGTTGTAGTAGGTTTAATTGCTAAGGGTCGAGCAATCAAAAATTTTGACGGATTTGTGCAAGATGTTTAAATGTTGCATAAATAGAGGTCGATTTGTGAGCGTGTACACCTCTATAAAGAGTGACGCCAACCAACAGGCGCAAGCGCAAGCGTCTGTTGGGATTAAACTAACAAGCGCACAGGCTCAAGCGACAAGCGAGCAGAAGGGATAATATGGCAAGATTTATTTTAGATGTTGAAACTGAATATGATAAAAATAATAAAATTATAACTGACATTAAAAAAGGTTGTGAAATATTTGCTGATGAATATTTATCACAACAATTTAATGGTGGGGTCATAAGTATAACTTGTATTGATGAGCATAATACCGCTCAATTTCACGAACAAGCGCATAGAAATAAATTAACAACAAAACAAATAAGAAATTTTAATCAACAAGCGAGCGAGCAGAAGGGATAATATGGCAAATAGAGTAATATATAAATGTGCTGATGATGGTGTATATTCAACAATTAAGCACAATAAAAACTATGCAAAAATAGAATTTGATGCAAATGATATGGACAACCTTTGTAATGCATTAAATAATTGGGATTTATCAGAAAACTTTGAATGTGAAAATCAACAAGCAAGAGGATAATATGAACGAAGGACTAGAAAACATAAAACAAATAGAAGATTTAGAGAATAAAGTTAAAACATTATCAGATCATTTAGCGGGTATGTGTTGTCAAGCAGATGAAGACACCCCAAGCGAATATAGAACTGAACATTTTAGATCGACTATGGATGACGCTTATGAATATTTAGAAAAAATAGGATACTTTAAGAGGGGCAAATGAAAAAACAAACAGAAACAATTAGTGTTGATATAACTATAGATCATTATGGATTTTATCATAGTGATGAACACTTTGGTAATGAACATAAACCTTATAGAGATTGGATTGTAAAAAAAGCTAGTATAAAAAGTTGGGATGATTATTCCTCTGGAATGTGTATGACAGATATTGAAATGATTGATGATTGGATTGAGGAAACTAATCAGCCTTATGAAACATTATGGTCAGAAAAAGATGATGGTATTTATTTAGTTGATAAAGATTGGAGAAAAAAATATGAAAAAATATAAAGTAAGAGCAGAAGAAACTATATACGCTATCTATGAAACAGAAATAGAGGCAAAAAATAAAAAACAAGCTGAGAAGATTGCATTGGAAACATGCGCCTCTGATTATTTAAGTAGTGATTGGTCAAATTCAGCGGGAGATTTTACAATAGAAGATATAGAGGAGATAGAGGAATGAAAAAACAAAAATGGGTAAAATTTGAAGAACCTAAATTTATAGGTCTTGATTTTTGTTATAGGCGAAACCCTTTAATTGAATGGCAAGAAGTATTAAAATTAAAAATTGATAAAGATACTATTGGTTATGATTTTAAAGTTGTTGCATATAAAAAAGTACAAAGTTGTTTGGAGGATGAAGAATGAAAATAGAAGTTAAACAAAAACATATAGACCTAGCGCCCAAGCTATTTAGTAAAGGCGTAAATGCAAAAGAGTGTTGTCCAATCTCATGCGCAGTGCAAGAGAAGTTTCCAGACAAGCTTGTATCAGTTGGTTGGATAGGTAGTCCAGACTATGCAAGCAAAATGTTTCATGAAAGTTTTTTTATTTCAGTGACCGATCCAGAAAATGATTATGAAGAAGTCATTAGTGATGAATCAATAACTGATTTAGAAAAATGCTCGAAGTTTGCTGAAAGATATGATAATGGGGACAAAGTTGAACCATTTGAATTTGAAATTAAGTGACCCACATATTTAGACATCCAAACTATTACAAACAACTTAAAAAGAATCAAGCGCCAAGCGATGACAAAAAAGATACTGAATCCTCAAGCGAGGAAGATACAGGCTCAAGCGAAGACAACGAAGAATCAACAAGCGCAAGCGATTGATGGCCCTCGAACAATAAACACTTCTTCTTCCACTCCACAAGCACAAAAGAATTCTTAGGATGGCGGGCGTGAAACGATACTTGATGAGGGGACAGGCGAGCCTTATTACAGCTTGCTACT